TCTAAGTCTCCTCCAGAAAAAATAGGATTTGATTCCCCTCTTTCCTCAGCGTGCCTTAAATCATCACCCATATCTTTACGAATTTGATTAAAGCCTGTAGTGCCAACAAGTAAAACATACGTCTCATTGTAATCTGTTCCACTTGATAATGGTGCAATTGGCGGTGATGCCTCTTCGCAAAGCTGTTTTGCTAAATCAAGAATAGCCTTACTAAGTTTATCATTCGTACTGTCAATATTTGCCAATGAAGAGGTAAAATTGCCAGATGAATAATTGGCAGTCGTTGCACCATATAAGATACGATCACTATTAGAAGCACACCATGTGTCTAAGTTCGCATTTGTTGCCTTGGCAATCGGAGAACTATTAACATCGTCATGCGATGGATCATAGTTACCGCCATAGTTATACTTAACGCCGGAAATTTGAATACCTAACAATGAACGAATAGCCATGTCCATATCACGTTGAAAAATCCATGCTTTGAGTTGATGTGTCTTAGCGTTATCATAGGAAAATGAAGCGTCAGACATTGAAACACGGGGTATTTTAACAGCATTTCGACTAACATATGTACGTAGTCTAAAATTTGCATCTCGCAACGACTCTTCATTACCTGATAGCTTAGATGAAGCACCCACACCTTGTCCTTTGAGAGCAGACATATATGGAATATTTACCTCACCACCAGTTGATTTTTCTAGGTGAAAAATTGACGAGCCATAAGTGTTTTTCATTTTTTTAAATTGATCTCTTCTCTGAAATTCATAAATCAATTTTTCGTTAAATTTGATTATCTGATTGTCTAAATCAAGTGATGTTAATGCCATTTTTTAAATCCTTAAAAAGCACTACTTTTGTTATACATTTCAAATACATTAACTGGTTGCTTGTTGCCATCTTTTACAGCAACACTACCCTTGCCTAGTATCGATTTGCTCTCTAGTTTTGTCTTAGGGGTTTCGCCCTGTAATTCCTTCAAAACCTTCTCCCGAATTTCTGCCTCTAATTTTGTGACATAATCAGGGTCTTGAATTTTTTGTTGTTCTTTGTGTTTTTTAACACTATCAAAAACAAATTTTGCAGGATTAGATGATTGCAAGGCTTTTGCTAAGTCATTCTCATTCGCATTAGACATAAAAAACTTTTCAGCTTCGATAAACTCATCACCCCATTTATCTATTGCCGATTCCCTAGATAATTCAATTTTAACCTTAACTACCTCATTGGTTATTAAGTTCTTAATATAGGGCGTGTACCCATCATCTAGCGTATCAGGCTCTTCAAATTGTGGTGCGTCTGCTTCTTGTTTCTTTGATTGCGACAGTTTTTCAATCTGTGCTTTCATATCATCAAGTTGCTTTTCTAAGTCTTGACGCTTGCGTTTTTCGTCTTGTGCTTTTGCTAATAAACCTTTGCTTTCGCTAGGCACATCATCATCAGCCTTTGCATCTTCTTTTGTATCATTTATAGATTCGCTGTCTTCGCTACTGGTACTATCTTCGCTACTCGCTTCAGGTGTATCATTTACAGTTTCTTGCACTGTATCATCACTTGAATCGCCTACATTATCGTAAAAACTCACAAAAGCATCTGCTTTATCCATAAAAACCTCTACACCCGTTAAGTCGGTGGCACTATTAGTTAATAAAACACCCTTAAAGTTGGTGGCACTATATCCATTACTGGAATCTCTATGTATTAATTTGTGGATTTGCATCAAAAGGCTTAGTCATCAATGCTAAGTTTTCAATTTGCTTTTGTTCAATACCCACTTCTTTTAATTTAATATCAGCCATTTTTTCAGCTTGCTCAAGTTCATTTTGTCCGCCTGCAAGTTTTTGATTTTCTAAGGCTTGATTGATTGCTTTTTGCTTGTTTAATTCTGCAATCGACATTTCTTTCTCAACCTGTGCCTGTGCAAGCTGTGCTTGTAATTGCAACATCTGCTCTTGCATCTGTTGCATACCGCCCTGTTGCTGTGCCTGTTGTTGTTGCTTTTTCTTAATTGTATCAATGATTTTAAACTTGTCAGGCAATCCACTAAATAACAATAATTCTGTAATATCTAAGCCTGTTTTATCCATTGCTTCGGTCAAGAACTTAAATTGCAATTCGTCCATAATTGGACTTGATTGTGATATTTCCATAGTAATATCGACGAACATTTCAGCAATGTTATTTTTAACGTAAACAATTTCATTCAGCTTTTCAGGGTTTGTTTGTGCTAATTGTTGCAATACTAATTCTGTTTTTTGTTTTTCCTCTATGGATTTACTATCATCTTCCAATATCTCTTTTACGTGGTCTTGAAATGTCATAGGAACATTAAAACCAACCCACTTAAGAGAATTATAATCATCAAAAACACGCAAGTATGTTTCTTCTGTCCATGTCTGCTTTATCAAATACCATATTGTTTCATAGACACGTTTCATAAAGTTATCGTGCGATTGAAATATGTGTTCTTTGGATAGTGCAGCACCACTTTGCATTAATCCGATAGCATGCCCAGACATATTATTAGTCGATTCAGGATTCCCTGCCATGTCACCATTAATATTATTGGTGTTAAAATACTCTTTTGTATCTTGATAGAGTTGCAATTGCCCACTAGCAAAATCACTCGTACCAATTATTTCAAAGTCACCAGTATCGCCCAATATCTCAACGTGTCCGTCAGGCTTTGCCAATTCCTCTTTTAGCTCGTCAATGTCTGCAATTGCACCCTTAACCGCTTTTGTCTGCCTTGATGATAACAAGTGTAATGCCTTTGAACGTCTAGCATTTAGCTCTCTTTGCATGAACAAATCAGATACAACATCACCATATCTATTATTATCACGGTCAACATTTAAACTATTAGCGATGATAGGGCATAACGATTGCCCATCGTCCGATACAAATTGCGATATTTCAGGCGGTTCTAAAAAATCATTACCACTTAAAACGCACCGATACCATTTATTATCTTCTTTGTAATAATGTTCAGTTATTAAAAATCTATTTTCATTCTTAATAGTCGCCGACCATTGAGGCTTGTCTTCTGTGTATAAATCATAACTATAATCAGCCATGCCTTGTGCCTTAGAAACATCCGCGTTCGGATACATTTCCTTTATGCCCTTTTCAGATAACCAAATCATGCCACCAAGAAAACAAGCATCTGAAAAATCTTCTTTTGCGGAATGAATATCATAATAGAATCTATCAAATTTTATTTCTCTTAAAGATATTTTGCTTTTCTTTGTATCATCAAAATCTAAGATTACCGCCTGTACGCCAGTAATTATTAATGATTTTAACAAGTTATTCTTTAGACTGGATATATAATTCTCATCAGCAACAAAATCAATTGCTTTACTAACAAGTGAAGAGGATTCACTATCTACATCTTTATTGCGTGGGTATGCTCTAATCTCTGTCTTGCGTTTTTCAGCATAGCCAAGCAAGCCGTTAACCTTTTCTTTAATCTTATTGTCAATCGTGGGGTGCTGATAACGTGCTTTGAGTTCTTTTTTCTCTTCGTCTGTCCATTGCTTATTGTCATAAAAATCTTGACACATAGCCATGTCATCACGAGCATCACGTGACAAATCGAGGTACAATTCGACATCTTGCTTGATTGTGTTAAAATCCATTTTCAAAATATTAACGAACCTTTTTTGGACTTGTTACGCTTGTAATCTTTCTCATCATACGATATATTAACCTTTTTGTCAACACCAGCAAAAACACTGTTTAAACCCATACCAAGTAATGAAAAAACGTCTACTTGGTCATCGTGCTTTCCATTGGGAAACGCAAGCATTTCACGCTTTAAAACAGCTACCCACTCCCTACCTTTTGGAAAGTAAATCTTACCCATTTGAAAGCGTCCACTGATACCAGTTGCCCTTGCTTGCTTGTTATTATTGCCATAGTTAAAGGCTTCACGCCTACAATACGCATCATTTATGATTAATTCCCTATCAATAAACGGCTTTAATCCTTTGATGATTGCCCCTCCCTCTTCGAACCAACAATGCGGATTCCATAACTTAATCATGCGGACTAATTGATTAATCCATTCTGCGGAATGTGATTGTGAACGCCACCAATCGAGAACGTAAATATCATTATTACTATCCACTCCGAATATGCCATGAACAGTATAATCACCCCCCCCCTCTGTCAATGCATAATCGCTTGCACCATAAATATTAAGGTTTTCAGGGGCTTTATCATAATATCTGAACCATTCGTCGCGGAAGAAGTCGCCCTTTGGCTGCACGTTCCAATTCCCCTCTAATAGTTGCCTACGATCGTATTCAGGCAATGCCATAAGATTCGCTTTATACTGTGGATCAGCACGCATTAAAGCAGGATTATCGGATAGCTTGGCACTAATAAACGTCAATGACTTAGGGGGTGTATCGGGATATTGTGCAAGTGCCTCTTCTTTGCTGTCAAACCATATAAAGGCATCATCGATAACTACGAACCAACGAATTATGCCGTCACGTGCTTCAATAGCGAATCCCTCATCATCTATCCACCAGTCAATTAATTCACGCACGAAACTATCGGAATCAGGGTTAGTTGTTGCACGGACATAAGGGCGAACGCCACACGTCGAACGATTACGTGAAAGCATGTACATGAAGATACGCTTTGAAAAATGCGTCAACTCATCAAAAATAATAAGCGGAATCTCTGTACCTTGATAAGCCAATACGTCTACGTCACGATCAATATGTCTAAAACTTATTTTATTACCAATAGGGGAGCGGAACTGCAAATCAGGCGATTTAAACGGCGTTAAATGTACCTGTGGATACATACGCATAGATGCGTCCCACAAACCGCCCTCACCTGTAATTTGTACAGATTGCCTACGAAAAATCGTAACACCAAACCCTTTGACACTGTGAATATACCTAAGTGATTCAACAAGAATCGCCCAAGTCTTACCACCACCAGCACCACCGCCATATATAGCAATATCAGCAGGCGAGCCAAGAAACATTTCCTGCTTAGGTTGTGGCTTTATCAGCATTAAGCCGCCCATTGTCAGGCAAGGAATAAGTCGTGACGACAGACTTTAAAGCGTCTGCAAGTTTATCGGCTGCTGAATTATCAGGGTCATCTTTTGTTTTTATACCATAACGTCTAGCAATCAAAGCAAGGGGGAAAGCGTTTATCTTTACGTCCTTATCTGTTATAATCATGTCTTCAACTTCATTCAGAAAAGATTCCCTGCGAATTTGCCAACATTTATCCTTGGCTTCCGATAACTCATCATACTTTTTCAGCCAATCGTAAAATGTTGATATACAAATATCATTTGTGTGACAAAAACCTTCAATCGTTGGTTTATGAGTTATTTTGTAATAATTAATTAAATCTTCGCAATATTCAGGCTTATAAGTTGTCGGTCTATGCGGAGGATTAACCGCCATAATCACCCTCCACATCTAAATCATTTAATAAAGCGTTAATTTTGAACAGAACATTACGTATTTGTCCATTGGTGAAAGATATTTTAAGTGTGAAGCTAGCATCATTAGTATCAGCTTGAGTAATATTGAAACTAATCACGCTAGACGATACAGACGGCGTGGACGCTGTGATATTTCCAGTATTTACAGTAATTGTTGCGGTAGTAACCGCCCCATTATCATCAGCCAAAGAAGACGCATTGACAGAATAGCTGTCTATATCCGCCTTGCTTGCCTCGTGGGTGTAAGATAATTTGTTATCTGTTAGTGCTATATTTCTCATAATGCCACAATCGCAATAGATGGACGGATTCTGTTTTTTGCCCAAATTGCATTCATTTTATAATGAAAATCGTTAATTTTTTCCAAAACCATTTCTTTATGAAATTCAGGGTAAACATTTTTTAAAAAATCATTAACTGATTCCCCGGTTTCTTGTCCCATAAAAAAAATATCATTTATTTTTTTTGGTAATGGG